ACCCGCCAAACCCTCCAAGTAATCCAATAAGGGGGTAATCAGTGGGCAGGACTTTACTGGGAAGTCCTGCCCACTGGTGCGTTAAATGGCATCACGTGAAGAAATTAATGCTAAACGGTCTCAGGCAAGACAGCGCCACCGTGCCGCTACACACAAGATTTCGCGGCTAAAGAGTAAAGGTGACGTGTCGATTAGTGGCACCCAATATGATCCAAGGGTAGCTCCGGAAAAGTTGAAGCGGTATAACTCACGTCAGCTTGATTCGTATATTGCCAAGCTTGATGCTTTTGTCTCCCGTGAAACACAGTTTGTTCCCGGTGCAAAGGGTAGACCCATGCCGGTGGCTGGTAAATACGGCTGGGGCAGGGTCGCCAAGCTACAGCACCAGTTGAACAAAGACAAAGCCGCGCACTTGGCTAAGATAGCCAATATTTTCCTTCCCAGTGCGGGAATGACCATTGGTGAGCGTGTGGAAATGTCCACACCCAAACACCCGGTAACGTCTCCACCCGCGTCTTATGCCCCTCACATTCCTTACACCCGTACTTCAAAGGGTGTGCCCAATGAAAAGCAGTTGAAGAAACTCGCTAAAGAGTTGGAGTCAAAGCAGGGTGGCAAGTATTTTGAGCAGAAATATAAAAGCCAAATGACAGCCGCCCGAAAAATGATTAAGGGAATCTCTAATAAAGCACTCGCAAAGGACTTCCGTTCCCTTAATCCGGAAGAATTCAGTTTGCTTTGGAATTACACAAATTTTGCGGAAGTCACATCCACAGATTATGTCATTCGGAAATCCATGATGCACGATAAAAAAGAATTAGCATGGTATGACATATCCCTAGACACCCAGTTGAGGGAAGCGAGAAAACGAATTGCCGAGATTAAAGCGCTCAAACTGGGTGGCAGACTTTGAAACCACGACTGATGCTAATGACTGCCGTGTGTGGGCGTGGGGCTTAGCTGACGTAGAGCGTGCCCGTAGTTCCTGGGATGTTGAAATTGGTAATGATATGGCATCTTTCATTGCACGTATCCGGAAAATGCCCTCCATTATCTATTTCCACAATCTAAAGTTTGATGGTTATTTCCTGTTGGACTATTTTTACCGCGTGTTGAAGCTTACCCATGTGGACCGGTGGCCGGGTGCTAATGAGTTTTCCACTGTCATTGACCACATGGGTAAGTTTTACATGATTACCGTTAATTGGGGTAACAACAAAAAGACCGAATTTCGGGACAGCTATAAGAAACTCCCATTTAAAGTGAAGCGGATAGCGGAAGCTTTCAAGCTTGACGAGAAAAAGGGTGAGCTTGACTACGATACGTTCCGTCCAATTGGGCACCAGCTAACAAGGGAAGAACGGGAATACTTAGTTTCGGATGTTCTTATCGTGGCACAGGCCTTGAAGCTGGAATTTGACACGGGAATGACAAAGCTAACCGTAAGCGCCGACTCCCTAGACGATTATAAGAACGGTCTAGGGAAGGAAATATTTGCCAAGCTATTCCCCGTGTTGCCTAAGAATATGGATGATGAAATCCGTAAGGCTTACCGGGGCGGCTGGACATACGCAGACCCAAGATTTCAGGGAAAGATTACCGGCCCCGGTAGAACCTATGATGTGAACTCCCTCTACCCCAGTGTCATGTATGACAGGGTGTTGCCGTATGGCACTCCGGTATGGCGGGACGGCTACCCGGAACCGGAAGAGGATTACCCTTTGGTGATTCTCTCCATTACCTTTACAGCCAAGCTGAAAAAGGACCATGTTCCATGTATTCAGGTAAAAGGTTCCGGGCAATTCCTGGCAACCGAATATCAAACTAACATTAGTGAGCCTGTAACTCTGTCCTGTTCAAATGTGGATTTGGCGTTATGGGAGGATCACTATGATATGGATATTATTTCCTACAACGGTGGTTGGCTTTTTAGGGGCATGGCTGGCGTATTCTGTGAGTACATTGATAAATGGATGGAAGTGAAGAAAGCGCATACGGGTGGTATGCGGGAACTCGCCAAACTACACCTAAACGCACTTTACGGAAAGTTCGCAAGTAACCCATGTCGCACGGGCAAGATTCCATATTTCGACGACGATACAGACATGGTAAAGCTTGAAATAGGGCCGGAAGATACCGTAGACCCGGTTTACACGGCCATGGGAGTTTTCATTACGTCCTATGCCCGCGACCTTACGATTAGAGCCGCACAAGCCAACTATGACGTGTTCGCATACGCTGACACAGACTCACTACACCTACTACGGACAACAGACCCGGAAGGGCTTGAAATAGACCCTTACGCGCTGGGGGCATGGAAATTCGAGTATGCATTTAGCAGGGCTTTGTTTGTAAACGCCAAACGATACATTGAGCACAAGACGGAAGCGCACTGGCATACCCCGGACAAATGTGAAGTGGATGAACACGGCCCATGGTGTGAGTATCAGACTGCGGTAGCCGGAATGCCTACGGACATTTCCGAACGAATGACCGTTGATGATTTCGTGCCCGGACGGAAAATGAAGGGAAAACTAAACCCGCGTAGGGTGCCCGGTGGAATCGTCCTAGAGGATGTTGGTTACACGCTACCAATGTGGTAAGTTTTATTTATCAAGCGGAACGAGCCGCACAACACGAAAGAGAGCGCCACAATGTCCCGTAACACTGAGTCTGTCGAAACCACACCGGAAGCTGTTGCCCCGGTTGCAAAGTCCCGTCAGGTATCCGCCACCGTTTCCGGTGCGTACTTCGAAAAGCTGGATGACCACCAGTGGACCGCACGGAAGAAAATTCCCGCCATCGTCAAGGAAGCACTCGACGACTACTTCACCAAGCACGGCATCGAAAACCCGGATGCCCCCACGGCGTGATCTGTAAAACACCGTGATGTTGCCTTTTGTGGACAACTACTCTTGAATGAGACCACATCAGGATTATCCTTAGTCGGTCACAACTTCACGGTTTGCAGGTCCGAAATAGAAATACCAGAAAAGCCCCGGCATAACTTGCCGGGGCTTTTCGCTGTGTATGATGTAATGGTATTGACCGGTCTCTACACTTTGAAAGCAGGAATAGCCTAATGGCTGATTTTAATGAACTTTTGCAGTCGCTAATTAATCCGGGGGAGGATGGAGCATCCCCCACGATTTATGACGATTTGTCTGCGTCTTACACGGAAGCTACGTCCACTCGTGACGCCAAAATTACCACCAGTGAAAGCCGCGTGGCTGAACTTGAGTTGGAATTGCTTGCCGCTAAAGCCGCTAACTGGGATTTGATGCAACTCATTCCTCAGTCCGGGGAAGTTGCGGATTCCGGTGAAAACCCGGATGATGGTGAAAAGCCGGAAGATGATGAAGTTTCGGAAGATGACGATTTCTTTGAAGAGGATGATAAGTAATGGCAGTTGAAGTAAAGACCCTAAAGCCATCTTCCAATGCGCAGACTCTGGACCGCATTAGGAATAAGGCAAGCACTGAATACCGTGCCCGTATTCCCGCCGCGACTCAGGCCGGTGTTAATGCAACCATGCAGAAACTCATGGAATACCGCCCACTGCGCAACGAATTCATTGACGCGCTGGTAAACCGTATCGGCCTTGTCCTGGCACGGAACAACTCGTGGACTAACCCACTGGCGGAATTCAAAGCCGGTATGCTCAACTTTGGCGACACCATTGAGGAATACCACATGGGTCTTATCAAAGCCAAAACTTATGACCCGGACCGTGATTCCCTGGAAAAAGAGCTTTTCGGAACCGAACGTGTTGAAGTCCAGTCCAGTTTTCACAAGATTAACCGGATGGATAAATACAAAGTAACCATTGATTCCCCAATGCTGAACCGTGCATTCCTGGAAACTGACGGTCTCACCAATTTCATTTCACAGACAATGGAAGCTGTCACGACTTCCGATAACTGGGATGAATTCCTGCTGACCTGCCAGCTTTTCGCTGAGTATGAATTCAACAACGGATTCTATAAGGTACAGGTTCCGGATGTATCCGCAGACGATTCGACGGAAGCTGACGCAAAGGCTACCCTGCGTAAGCTCCGGTCTGTTGCGGATAACCTGACGTTCATTTCCACCCGGTATAACCCTGCTGGTATGCCGATGGCGGCTAAGCGTTCTGACCTGCTGTTGTTTGTCACCCCTGAATTCAACGCCGCTATTGATGTTGAAGCACTCGCTGGTGCGTTCAACATTTCCTCTGCACAGGTTCACGGCCGCATTATCCCTATCCCGGCTGAACAGATGGGAATTGATGGGGCACAGGCAATTATGACGACAAAGGAATTCTTTGTCATTGCTGATTCCCTGTTTGAAACTGCCAGCCTGTATAACCCGGATTCGTTGCAGAACAACTATTGGTTGCACCACCACCAGGTTGTTTCTGCCAGCCGTTTTGTCCCGGCTGTTGTGTTTACCACGGAAGTTGTGGAAAGCCTTGTGGTGACGCCTAACCCGGTTGTTGCGATTACTTCCATTGCCGTTACGGACAGGGATGGTGCTGACGTGGTAAACGTGACCCGTGGCGAGGTTTACCAGTTCACTGCTGACGTGGATACCACGCTTGACGATGGCACAAATGAAGTAGTGCATTGGAGTGTGGCGGATAACACATCCCTGCTTACCTACATTACTCAGCAGGGTGTGCTACACGTTGGCGGGGCGGAAGATGCGGCCACGCTGGATATCACGGCAACAACCGTTTGGATTGATCCGGATGGGGCTGAAACCGTTTCTAAGACCCTTGTTGAGACGGTAACGGTAGTGGGAGATAAGCTGGTCCTGTGGCCGGTAGAACCGCCCGTAGTTGAGCCGTAGTCAATACGTCTGATTTAGTGCTAAACTCTCATTCATAGCTGGCATTCCTCCGGATAAAGGCTATAGTGCATGTGGCGCACTAGGAAAACCCCTCAGTTGTCGGAACTGAGGGGTTTTCCGCGTTTAAGTGCTAACGTAGATTTATGAATTACACACAGCTTATTCAGCCTAATCCGAATGTATGGTGTCGTCCTGGCTGGTGCTTGGCGTATGTGAAGGATGCTTTCGGCTTGAATGCCGTTTATCCATCCGCCACAGCGGCTTGGAATGCGTCACACACTAAGCACCGTGACAGGAATTTCCCGGCAAATGTTTGGGTGCCGTTGTGGTTTAGCATGGTCACGGAACCTTTGGGGCATGTTGTTTTGCGTGCCCCGGACGGTAGCGTTTACTCCACTTCCAACAATTCCAATACCGCGTATCATCACCCTACGCTTGAACATTTGATGGCGTATTATGCTTACTACGGACAACCACTAAATTATCTTGGCTGGTCGGAAGATGTGGAATCACAGTCCGTGGTCTCACCTGTTGAACTTGAAAAGGATATCGAAATGCCACTTACACCCGGTGAACTGGAACAGATTCAAAAGTTTTCAAATGAAAACGGAGACCGTGTTATCAACATGCTCCGCGCTGAACAGAACGCCAAGTTTGAAGCACTGGTAAAGCTTGTGGGCACAGCACTTGATATTGATGAATCCGCGCTAGCCGATGCCCTGCTGGCTAAGGGGAAAGTTACGGTTGAAAAGCAGTGAGTGCCATTCAGCAGTTGCCGGATAATAAAGACTGGGGTTTGGAATTTAACTATTCCGTGTGGACGGCTAACACGGTAGTAACCCTTTGCAATGTTCCCTGGAACAGTGATTACCGGGATATTGTGCGTTTTGATAATCAGGCCGCGCTTGATGCTTTCATTGATAACTCGCCAAGCCCTAAAGTCATTATCGACAAAATGAGTTACGCAAAGGTGGGAATGCCTATCCGGATTAACATCCCTTTCAATGCCGCTTACAAATACAATTATGTCCGGGCACATAACCCCATGAGTCCCATTGCTGGGGATGAAGCGCGTTCCTTTTACTACTTCATTCAGGATGTTGTTTATGTAAACCCAACTACTACACAGCTTTTTGTGCAGTTGGATGTGTGGCAGACATTCGGTTACGGCATTTCCTTTGGTAACTGCTACGTGGAGCAGGGGCATATCGGTATTGCCAATGAATCCCAGTTCAGTAACTACGGGAAGGATTATCTGACCGTTCCGGAAGGAATGGATATCGGCAATGAATATGCCATTGAAAAGATGCTGTCTTACTCTGTTGCCAGTGCTAGACAATTTTCTTTGGGTATGCCTGATTACTCCATCATGGTTACCAGTTCCACATCCCTGGACGCCGATCCGGGAACCGTGGATAACCCTAACCTTGTTTCCGCCACAGGTTCCAGCATGGAAAACCTGCCCAATGGTGCTGACATTTACCTGTTTAATTCTTTGGGGCATTTGCGGGAATTCCTTGTGGCTTTCGCCAATAAGCCCTGGGTTACGCAAGGCATTATGTCTATTCAGGCAGTTCCCCGGATGGCACGTTACGGTGTGAGCCTTACCACAAAAACCATTGAAGGAATCCCTGTTGATGAAGTGAACGAGGGAACGCTTCACAACATCAAAAGCTCACACGGCAACTGGCGTGAAGCTGTGGCGGAAAACTTCAATCCACGTTACGCGCACTTGAAAAAGTTTTTCACGTTCCCTTACATGGTCCTGGAACTCACGTCATACACGGGAATGCCGCTGATGCTAAAGCCGGAATGCTGGCAGGATGATAACGCCACAGTGGTTGAAGTCCCTCACTTTGCCCCGCCAAACGCGCGACTGTCTTTTTACCCGTACCGCTATAACACAACCTCGCGTAGTCCTGCTTATGAAGATGATGATGGGGTTGTGCATGATGGCGGGGAATTCCTGAACATGACCACAGGTATTTCAAACTTCCCCACATTCTCTGTGGTGAATAACGGGTACATGCAATTCATGGCGTCCAATGCCAACTCAATTGCTTATCAGCATTCCTCCGCGTCATGGTCACAGCAAAAGGCGTTGGCCGGTAACAGCAACACCTATGACCAGTCAACGTCAAGCATGAACACTTCCGCTGACCTCACCAATATCGGAATTGATTCTGCAAAGTCAAACACAAACCTTGCTAATCAAATGTCCGGAGCACGTGCCATTCAGAACGGTATCAATGCTGTTGGCCGTATTGGCGACTCGCCTACAGGTATTGTGGGCGCGGCTACGTCAATGGCTAACACGGGCATTACGTATGCAATGGATGTGCATCAGGCCAACGAATCAATGGCCATCAGCACGGGGCAGATGGCGAACTCCACAAACCGCTCAAATCAGCACAACACGTTCGTTCGGGATACGAACAAGAATCTGTCCGACTGGTCAGCAAACGGCGACTATCAGAACCAGATAGCCGGTATCCAAGCACGCACCCAGGATGCACAACTGACACAACCCACGACTTCCGGACAGGTTGGCGGTGACGCGTTCCTGTTGGCTAATTACCGCTGGGGTTATGACATTCGGGTGAAGCTCCCACAGTCAGGTGTGATTACCCGTATCGGGGAATACTGGTTGCGGTATGGTTACGCCATCAACATGTTTACCAAAATGCCTGAAACCTTTATGGTGATGGAGAAATTCACTTACTGGAAGATCAAGGAATCCTACATAACCGGGGCGGCTTGCCCGGAACAGTTCAAGCAGGCTATTAGGGGAATCTTTGAAAAGGGTGTTACCGTATGGAAAAACCCTAGTGACATTGGGAACATTGATATTGGCGATAACGCGCCACTTCCGGGAGTAGGAATAAACATTGGCTAGGCAAAGAGATTTGGTATGGGATAACTATTACGCTCCCCATGCCACAGGTTTCCGGCATAACCCAACAAACGATTACAAAACTTTGCGGGAACGGATGTATATCCGAATTCTCACGGAACTGTCCGTAAACCGTTATAAATGGGAGGGTTTGCCCAATTCCATTGATGAACGGTTCCTTGAAAACACTTTGTTCCGTAACGCCTTGTCTGTGTTTTTCTACTCAAAGAAATTCAATCGTCACTTGGCGCTACGTGGCACAGGCATTGGTGTGCCGAACATGTATGACAATCCCACTAAGTTTCTTGTGGTGGGTAATCAGATGATTAACGCCACACTGCCGGGTAATGAGTGCGTGCCGATTTGGGCAAACTCCCAGCGAATGCCTGACCTAGATATTGTGCGGCTGTACGCCGATTCCCTCGCTGAACTTGACATGACGTTCAAAATCAACTCAAAGAATCTCCGGAAAAACAAGGTCATTCTTGCTGACGAAAATCAGCGTCTGTCCTGGCAGAACATCAACCGTCAGATTGATGAAGGGGTTGAAGTTCTTTTCGGCACATCAGCGCTCGACACAACACAGGCACAGGTCTTTGACTTTGGTGCCGATCCGCAGGGTGTGCTGAATCTGCAAATCGTGAAGTCGAAAATGTGGAATGAATGCATGACATTGTTGGGCATCAATAATGCTAATCAGGACAAAAAGGAACGGCTTGTTTCTGATGAAGTATCCGCAAATGATGAACAGGTTGAATCCACCCGCAACATTGGCTTGAAAGCGCGGAAGCTGGCATGTCTGCAAATCAACGAAAAGTTCAAATACGCAGACGGCACACCGCTAAATGTGTCCGTGGAATTTGCCAAGCAAGCGGAAGTCCCTGTAACAAAT